ACTAACATCGGGGTGTACTAATCAACGGGGAGCAGGTCAAAGGAGCAGATCGACCTCTTTCTCGCTGCCATCAAATCCTCTGGACTTCAGTTCATAGACGAGCTGCTGACGCTGATGCTCTGTAATTCGCTGTTTGTAGTCTTTACGCCGTTTCGGTTTCACCAGGCGTAACCTTGCTGCCAGTTCCCAGCGCTCTTTTTTGCTCATACTGTGCAGGTAATCGTGCAACTCCTTGTCATCCATGCGGGTGATCTCCGTTCTGGTATCCCCATCAGCTGATTTGTCTTTCCCTTGTTGGTTCAAATTTTCAGCAAGGGGACAGTTATTGCCACGAGTCCAAGGGGCGCAAGCGCCCTGGTCGGCTGGCGCCTCCTGAACGTCAACGGCCTTACGAACCATTTTCCACTTCATCGCATGCGTGCAAATCCGGCCCTCAATAATCGGGGACCAGATGCCATAAATACGGATGCCGTGATCGCCATAGGCTGATGGCTCGTCATTGAGTTCATAAGCCGTGCGGACCAGGTGATGTTTACGCGGAACCAGTACGCCGCCCTGTTTCATGATGTAGGTGGCAAAACACCCGGCATCGGCTGCCGCCAGCACGGCATCCAGACGCGGGTTATCCAGTACCGGCGCACCGGCTTTTTTATCGGCCTGCTGTCGCGCGGCCTGGCCTGCCAGCAAACGCAGCTCGCGGTATGCCTGACGCCCCGGAATACCGAAAAAGCGGAATTGCTGGACGCGATGCAGCGAAGCCCAGGCATTGACATGTTCGGCATTGTCCCGCAGTGATCTGCCGGTTTCTTTGCTGATTTCGTTAGCAAGGCCACGCCCGTCGATGTTCTTACTGATGTACTTCGCGATGTAGCTGGTAGGCGTCCCCTTGAGCGGGTTGATCAGCTCAGATTTAAAGCGCGGGCCGGTATTATTTCCCAGCTCCTCGCGGTCCTCACGGATGGCAAATTTACGCAGCAGCGCAGTGATGGACTTGCGGTCTTTTTTGCGCATGAAGCACAGCAGGTGCCAGTGCACGGTGCCGTCATGGTGTGGCTCAGCAACGCGGACGCCATACCAGCGCAGCCCGGCTTTGTGCATCGCCTTACGGAAGGCGGCGAACATATTCACCAGATAATCGCTGCTCTGCCGGACCGTGGCACTGGTCCATTTAGGGTTTGGCCTGCCGTTATTGAGCGTTGCGTGAAAGCGTGACGGACAGGTGATGGTATAGAACACGGCGCATTCACCACGCATTTCTGCGATCAGCTCCAGCCCTTTAACGCAGGCCATCATTTCGTTGCGCCGGTGTGCCGGATTGCTGCTGCTGGCGTTTACCACGTCTTCCATATCCAGCGTATCGCCCTGCTCATTGGTCAGTTCATGCGAGCGGAAGAACTCCAGCGATTTGCGGCGCTGTTCGCGTTTATGGATCACGGCCTCATAGCTGACATACGGAGACGCCTTTTTGTTAACCAGGCAGACGGCGCGCAGCTGTTCTTCTCGCCATTCACACCGCATCTGCCACAGCTTGCGATACCACCAGTCAGCACAGAGCATACGGGCAAGCGAACCCGGAATAAGTTCGTACGGGACCGGGTTACGGCGGTGCTTTTTACGGCGCAGCTGCTCGAAAGCAGGCGGGATAACATCAAGGCACATGGCCTCAGCGGCCACCCTTTCCCATGACCGGCGGATCTCTTCCGGCGTAACGTCTTCATCCGCAAACAGCTCACCGCAGGCAGCATCCAGACACATGCTCATGTGTGCCGCCACCAAGGTAGATAACCGCTTAACCTGATCCTGGTTCATTTCCGGCAGAACCAGCAGGCCCTCCAGCCCGTCGTGGCTCGCCATAAAGCGGAATGACGCAGAAACCTGGCTTGCACGCACGCGCTCCAGGCGTTCGAGGCACGGCCTGATGGTTTCACGCAGGTAGCGGGAATAGGCTTTTGCTCTGCCCAGACTATGGAAATATCTAATCCGCTCCAGCAGAGGCTTGCTGATATGGGACGGCATGGCGTTAACGTCAGCCAGAATGACCAGATCGGGATTAAAACGCTGCTGCTCGCGTGCCATTTTGGCATGGCTAATCAGCCGGTCCTGCTCCATTTCACGCTGAACAGGATCACGGGCTTTATTGTAGAAATAGCGTTCCCAGACCTCATCGCTCATCGCCTCACGGCGCAGCTGCTCCTGCTCGTTGTCGCTGGCGTAGAGAGCGAGCAGGTTTGAAAGCGCAGACACCGGCGCAACTTCCGCCGGGTCCAGATATGGGTTAATCGCCTTTTTAGGTATATTCCAGGCAAAAGCAGCGGCGGAATCTTCTGCTCCGCCGTGCTTTTCAACTTCGTGATGACTCACGCGCGCACCTCATGCACGACAGAGCAATCAGGTCCGCCAGCTAGATCAAAGCCAGCCCATACTCCCGGCTTCAGTACAGCAATAAGTTCGTCAGCACTTTTTCCTTCGCCCGCAGCAACGCCGATGCTGCGCTTTACGTTAATGCGGTCATGAGTGAAATTTCGATACAGGGAACGAGTCAGAGAAGTGTCGCTGTTCGAAACAATGACCGAATGGCCTTCTGATGCCCGACGCTCAAGGATAGACGCCAGATGATACTGATCATCCTCGGTAAATCCGTCAGTGTGGTAAGTGGAAAATGTACCGTCATACGGAGGATCGCAGTAGATAACATCCCCCGACTCCAGCATTGCCAATGTTTCCTCATAGCTGGCGCAAATGAAGGTGGCACGCTTTGCCTTTTCGGCAAATGCTCTGATTTCGCTTTCCGGGAAATAAGGTGCTTTGTAATTACCGTATGGGACGTTGAAATGACCTTTAAGGTTATAACGACATAAGCCACGGTAACCATGACGATTAAGAAAAATAAACATAGCTGAGTGGCAAACAGCGGGCCAATCACGACCATGATTAAACTCTTTTCGAATATCGTAATAGCATTCTGCTGAATTATTTTTAGCAAATAGGTCTTTAGCTATAGATATCAAATGGTCAGCGTCGTCTTTAATGACACTGTATAGATTAATTAAATCAGGATTCACATCAGCAACAAGATAATGAGGATACTCTGTCGCCATCATCACAGCGCAGGAACCCGCGAAAGGTTCAACCAGTCGCGGGCCTGCAGGCAGGTGCTTTTTCAGCTCATGCATGACGGCGGTTTTATTGCCCGCCCATTTTAGGATGGTGCTCATACAGCCCCCCCATTGTAATGTTTGCCTTTCAGCTCTGCGATTTCCTGACAGGTGATGCAGCACTGCACGCCAGGAATAGCGCGGCGGCGGGCAGGCGGTATTGGTGCGTCGCAGTCAATGCACAAGACACGGGAAACGCCCGGCGCTTTACTGCGGGCGGTGTGGATGTGCCGCTGGAGTTCTTCTTCAACGCGCTGCTGTACGAGGTCCATAGAATCAGCCATCAGTGGATCTCCTGCGCTTCGTTCTGGATGTTTTCCGCAGCAACGCGCAGCAGCTCCGCCGCCTCAACGTAATTAAGCTGGCGCGATGTAATGTGACACGCCAGGCTATCAAGACGGGCAGCCATTGCCGCAGCACGTGCGCGGCGTTCTTCCATGCGGGCCTCTGTCAGTATCTGGTTAAGACCTGCATCATCCGGGCCGATTTTGTTGGAACGAGTTTCGATATTTCGCATTGTTGTTTCTCCTGAATTTTGGCAAAAGAATGCCCGACGGGTTTACGCCATTAATTTCTGTTACTGGTTAATTCGGCATGGATAGCCGCTTTGGAAATAAGCTCACCACTGCACGAAAATGGTTCATTGCTTTTATCAGCTCCCGCTTTTCGTCAGTCGTCAGCTCATTCATATTGACGTTATGACGATCCGCCGGAATCTTAGCCATAAAGAATATGGCGGCTAAGGCACGCTCATTTTGTTTATGGTTAATATCTCGCTGGTCCCGCATATCGCTAATAAAACGCTCCAGTTCAGGTTCTATATTCAAGCCGAACACTTTCGCCCTTAGCTCTGCAATATGATTCAGGCCATCCAGCCGATGTCCCGGACTTAGTGGAACAGTCGCAGAATCGCCTTCAATAGCCATGGTTTCCCCTGTTTATTAGTACGCAGTTCAGCCAGCAGCGCATCCTGCGAGCGGCACGGGTGCCAGCGCTTGCCATCTTTACCCATGATCCAGCCATGCCCGAAATGCGGTGATGGACTTTGCTTAACGAGCAGCGATGCGATTGATGGTTGGTTATTCAACATAGCCACCTCAGATCAAACCAAACGAGGCACCCAGGCCAGTGACTGTATCAATGGTGCTGGCCATCGCCGGGCTTGCCTGCAGGCGCGCCTGCAACGTCACTGCGGTTAATGCCATCAGTCGAGTAACTGAATTGATGCTATCAACAATCTGGCGGCGCCCTGCCGTAGTGTGCGCTTCGCCGGAAACAGCGCCGGCAGCCACGCGGCCAATTTCTGCCGTGGCTTTTAGAACATAATCCGGCATCTTTTCGCGCGCGACTTCGTTTAGCGGCACGCACGGGAGGCAGTGGATCTGCGCCAGGAAACCATCAACCAACGCTGAATCCTCGGTCAGATCAGTAAGCAGCCAGATTTCCGGCGCGGTAAGTTGGTGCGGTTGGTCCGGGTTAAGCTTATTGCGCAGAGTCTGAACATTCATCCCGGCACGCCCTGCTAGCTTCGCCATATTGTGACGCAGTGCGAAAGCGCGGCATGCTTCATCAAAGTGAGGATGTTTGGAAATCTTATAATCAAACATGTGAGCCCCTTAAAAAGTTCTCATAATCGAACTTACTGACCAACAATGACGCGGAAGTTGGAATGACCAAGAGACTCACGGACCTGATCGGTTTTGTACATTAAGTAACGCAGGCTTACGCGACCTTTATTTTTCTCTTTTTTAACCATGTACTTAGCAAGCTGACCATGATGAATTTTTTGATATACAGAGCCACGGGAAATACCTTCCCACTCCGCGAACTCTGCAGGCGTAGCCATCTCTTTTGGTACTCGAATTGAAATATCTGTGCTCATAGTGCAGTATCTCTTAGTTTTAGTGCGTTTTATGATGTTCAACCCCAACTTCCAAACTCTCACTTTAGAAGTTGGACATAAATTACGATCCCGATATTGGATTGTCAAATGGAGAGTTCAACTTGAAGATTAACAGCGGTACAAATACGGGAGGAAGGGAAGCTATCAAAAGACTAATGACTGCCTACGGTTTCAATACTCAGATTGCTTTAGTTGAGCACCTTCAAGCTTCTAAAAGCACTATGGCAAACAGGATGTTACGCGACAGCTTCCCTGCTGACTGGGTTATCCAATGCGCTCTTGAAACAGGCATTTCTTTGCTCTGGTTAACAACAGGGCAAGGCGAGATGTACCCTCAGGCAGAAGAAAAAAATAAGTCCAAAAACGAGAGCAATCACACAGTACGCCCCCTTTCTAAGATTGTCGTCCCGCCAGTGAAACAGGTAACGATAGAGGGTGGTACTTTTGATGAACTGGAGGATATTTATCTTGATCAGGGGCTGATTTCAGGTAAAGCAGAAGAATGTTTGTACGTAAAAACGACTGAAGGGGATTACGTTATTGATACCTCTACAAAACAGCTCAGTAACGGAATCTGGCTTATCGATATTGATGGAATGAAAAGTATCGTGAAGATTGCCCGCATCCCAGGGAATAGAATTATTGTCCATCAAGATGATACCTCTTTTGAATGCTCTGTCGACGACGTTGAGGTAATTGGCCGCGCAGTAAAAGTCATTAAGAGCATTTAATTATGACGATCAGAAAGCAGCCGAACGGAAAGTGGTTATGCGAATGTTATCCGAACGGACGTGACGGGAAGCGTGTGCGCAAGCAATTTGCGACAAAGGGCGAGGCTGTAGCATTCGAAAATTTCACCATGGATGAAGTGAACAAAAAACCATGGCTGGGTGAAAAGGAAGATCGGCGGCGTTTGTCAGAATTGATTGAGCAGTGGCACTCCCTTTACGGCCAGACACTGGCAGACCCTAAGCGCCTAATGGCGAAACTGAATATTATCTGCCATGGCCTGGGCGATCCCGTCGCCTCTGAGTTAACCGCCGGAGACTTTACAAGATATCGCGAAGCACGATTAAAAGGTGAATTACGTAACGAAGACGGCGGGCTGATGTCGCCAGTAAAGCCCCGCACGGTAAACCTGGAACAGCGTAACTTATCATCAGTTTTTGGCACTCTGAAAAAGCTGGGCCACTGGTCAGCGCCTAACCCGCTCGCCGGGTTACCAACATTCAAAATAGCAGAGGGAGAACTGGCGTTCTTGGCCCCGGACGAAATTAAACGCTTACTTGATGCCTGCGCTGACTCTCAAAACCCTAGCTTGCTGATGATTGCAAAAATATGCCTCGCCACCGGTGCACGGTGGAGTGAAGCCGAAAACCTGCAGGGACATCAGTTATCAAAATTCCGGATCACCTATACCAAAACCAAAGGCAAGAAAAACCGAACAGTACCGATATCTCAGGATCTGTATGACGAACTCCCCAAAAACAGAGGGAAGCTGTTCACGCCATGCAGAAAAGCCTTTGAGCGCGCAGTTAAACGCGCTGGTATCGACTTACCAGAGGGGCAATGCACCCACGTGCTTCGCCATACCTTCGCCAGCCACTTTATGATGAACGGCGGAAACATACTGGTTTTGCGCGATATTCTGGGTCATGCCGATATAAAAATGACGATGATTTATGCGCACTTTGCACCAGAACATCTTGAAGACGCTGTAACTAAAAATCCATTAAATAACATCTGAAGGTATTTATGTTAATAAAAATGCAGCTAATAAACGAATTAGAGCATGACTTTTCAGTTTTAACCAGTTATATAACTTCTCAAAACAGCAGGGGGCTCACTGATATCAATAAGGAAATGGAAGAATACTTACTCCCTATCCTTAATGTTGTATATAAAGCTAACCTCATCAACCTTAATAAATTTAAATATAACTACCCAGCAATAGATCTTGGTGATATAAAAAGCAAACGTTGTGTACAGATAACATCTACTAGTGGAAAGACGAAATTTGATAAAACCATCGAAAAATTCATATCACACAATATTAACTCAACCTATAACCATATATCATTTGTAATTATAAACACAGGAGGAATAAAAAAACAGAAGCACCCCACATTATCCACAGATTACATTAACTTAACAGATCTACTTAAAGAAATATCAAACCTCGACATTGAAGAAATAAAAAAAATATTAAACCACTCAAGAAAAAATATATTTAGACATGAAAATACAAATGATAAAACTCATGAATTATTAATTGAGATATGTGATAAAATTATTGAAAACAATATTTTTAAAACATGGAGTCATTGGACATCATATATTCAAGGTTGTTACATACCCAAACTACATGAAAATACAGTAAACTCCATCGATTACCTATCAAAAACTATACAACTTACTCGATTCCCTAACACATCCGTTTCGATTAAATTAAAAAAAGAGATTGAAAATGTAAGCGACGCATTGGTTAAATTGAAAATAAAAATTTTATGTAATTCACAAAAGTTAGCAGACAACTCTTTTCAAATAATTAAATATCACTCTGAATATTATTTTAATGAAAATTATGGCCAAGATTATCAAAAATACCTCACTCTACTTAGTGAAATATATTCACTGCTAAATGACGTGTCAGAATCATTAAATTCATTTAGTGATTATATAATTGAAAATATTGATCAAAAATATATAAAATTATTACCAAATTTTAACTTAAATATTCATGAATAATGAACTTACGCAAAACATGAGATTTCAAAGACAGTATCGTGATATGGCGACAGATCTTCTTGAAGATGCTGTTACAAAAAAACCACTTTATAACTTGGCTTAACATAATGAAAATCAAACTGATATCAATATTAGCTTACACCCTCTCATTTAGTATTATTGGAGTAGTGCTTTTAGAAAGTAACCGCCCAAGGTTTTTTATGGGCTCGACTATAATCTATATGATAGGTCTGGTTGTTTTATTTCATTATTTCAATTGGTTAAAGCTGAATGAAAAAAACCTCCTCAAGCAACCTCTGTTTATAGCAGCAGTTACAGTCCCATTGCAATTATTTGTTTTGTATGGTCTTTGGGCTTGGGATGGACACAATCTAGACTTTACATCAGATGGCTTTAATCGCTTCTTAGATATTTCTAAACTACCATTATTAATATTAGCCTCTTCTGTACCTCTTGCTGCCATTGTAAGCAACATACATAGAACTACCCAGACAGAAAATCAGATAGAAAAAACACAAAAACAAATTAGCCTTGTTATTGAAAAAAACAAAACTGATTCTTATTACTCACATTTAAAAAGTTATGCGGACATATTCCAAACAATGCCAAAATTCAAAGTATCTAGACTAAATAAAAATGAAGGAAGTATAGAACAAATTGAACTATCTATCGTTCATCCATATACGCTTTACAAAAACATTTTTAAATCATCTTCAATTGACAATGGATATAACACAAATGTTGACAACGATTTCATAGAAAAAACACAAAACTTTTACAACAACATAAATAAATCACTCAATTCGAATAAAAGTACATTTGACAACCAATTATTTAGCTTGCAACTAATTGAGTCTAATATAATTCAACTATGTAGACTGCTTGGAATTG